CACGTACTCCTCACGTTCTATCCCACAACGGTCAAAGTTTTCCTTGTCCATCTCGTGCTGCTGCAAAGATTTTTCCTCTTTTAACGGGTGCCAATGCCCGCTCTAATTTCCATGACATCGGTGCTGGCCCAGGTCACCTCGGGCGCGCCATTCGTACTGCATATCCCCAATCTCGCATCCACGGTATCACATATGGTATCCCTGTTTCACCGTTCAACAGTCGTTTCTACGACTCAGTCGTCGAATGTGACATACGTGTCTTCAATGCTACACTTCCAACTGATTCGCGCAACCAACACGTCATCATATCTGATATTGGTGACGTTTACGTTTGGCTTGATACACTTGATGCTGTTATTGCATATTTGTTGCGATATCCATATCCATCTACACTCGCAATTATCAAATGCTTTTTACCAACTTACAGCGTCCCATGTTTTGACGCCGTCTATAAACTTTGTCAAATTGGTCAGCGTGTTTCTTACCATCGTTCTATCTTCTCCGGTGAACAGAATCATGAAATTTACATATTGCTCCATGGTGTTCGCTTACCTCGCATTTGTTTGTCTGCATTTACTTACACCTTTCAGACCTTTTATGATGATGTTGAATATGCCCGTCAGTCTGCTGTTTCTACTCTAGCCACTCGTCACCTTGTCTCTGTCTCTGCTTCACCCTCTGACCTTACCCCAGAGTCGCGTCGTCTACAAACGACCATAGCTGTTCTTGACTCCTTTTGGGACCATTTTACCGCCGACGCACCACCTACAATGAAATTCACCAAGCCGTCACGTTGGATCACGTCAATTGATGTTCGTATTATCACTGCAGTACCTGCTGCTGGGAAGAGTGACTGGCTTCGACGTCAACGTGGTCGTCTACTTTTCATCGTACCTACTCGTCACCTTGCTGATGATTATCAGCGCAAAGGTTTTCAAGCCGTTACTTTCCATGTTGCACTGACTCACCCCATCAATGTCACTCATCTCGTCGTCGACGAATGCTACACTTTCCGTGAACCATACTTCTTTGTGCTCGCTTCGTGCGCTAAGTACCACACATTTTGGCTGTCTGGTGATCATCTTCAAGTTGGGTCTATCGATTTTACCAATGATCAACATTTTACGCAATATCGTGTTTTGGCGCCGCCAGACACATTCAATCACCATAGTCTTGGTTTGCCGCATGATTCTGCTTTACTTCTATCAGGTCTCGGTTACCATCACGTTACAACATCTTCATCTGTTGTTAGTTCGATTAATTATGTGAATTGTCAGATTGAGTCCGCTGCTGAGCTTCGGCGCCAGCGTTTTCCCAATTCGCTATTTGTCGTCTACAACCAAGACTCTTTACTTGAAATCGGTGCTCATGGTATCACTGACGCATGTACTGTTCATCAATCTCAGGGTCGTCGTGTCCCAACTGTTCTATTCTACCTTGACCAACGTGCTATTGACACCGGTTTACAAAATGCCGTTTGTCATATTCGCGTTCTCGTTTCCAGACACACCCAAAAACTTGTGTTTATTGGTATGACTAATCACATGCG